CAAAATGTATTGATATCGTTACCAAAGGTAGAACTTGGCAACAAGGCTACAGATTCGACTCCAGCGCCTGAAGATGTTGATAGTGCTATAAATGATGTAAAAGTAAAAGCAGAACAAGCATTAACACAACTAACATCAATTGCAAATGATAACATTTTATCGCCATCAGAAAAACAACAAGTTTCAAATGAATGGAATCGTATAAAATCAGAATATACAAGCAATTATAGTTTAGCGATTAACAATGGAATCTCAACAACAAACTTTACAAATTCATATAACGACTTATATAATTACATCACGCCGTTATTGGTTAACATTTCAGTTGATAGTCCGATTGTAGGCGATATTTTTCGTGCCAAATTCAAAGCATATTACGATCAAAACATTGCTTTAATTGTCGCTGTAAATGAAAAGCTACGTTCAGGAATTAATACAAACACAGGAGCAATTAATCAGCTTAATTCAACTTTAGAGAGAATTAATAAGGTTACAAGTTTTTTAGGGACAACTGTCGATAATAATGTGATTGCAACTGGAGTTGTGTTGGTTGGTCAAGGAGCTAATGGAACTGGAGGTCTTTCAGGTATAAGAGATAACAATGATGATTCAATTTTTCTTTTCGCAGGAGCCGATTTCAATAATAGATATCGCGCACGTTGGATAATGTCTCACGGCGGGTTTGAACGTGGTTACCATAGCAATGGAATTTTAGCTTTCGAACGTGGATATGATGGAACAAAATGGGTTTTTAATATGTACAATGAATCAGGAGCGCCATTGTTTCAGCTTGATTCTGTTCGTGGTTTAGTACCTGTTTATTATACATCGGAAAGTTGGTCGCGATCAACGTTATTGAAAACTAACATTACAACAAGAGATTACAATACAGTCAAAAATGATTTAAAAACATTTATTGAAAACAATGTAAATGTAGATTCAACGCGACATATGCCTGACGAGTATTTTCCGTATATCTATTGGGTGTATAAGTATAGTTATACAAATGTGTACATATGTTGGGAATATTATAATGGCACGCATCCAAATAACGCGCAATATGCTAATTATGTTGGTTATAAAACAACTAATTCAACGAGAGTGGATAATATCACGGACGGTTGGTATTTCCGAGCGATGGAAGGCGTTTTTTCAACGCGAGACGGAACAACAGGAAATCAAAAATTTGAACAATATTCAACAGTTTATTATGTTCAGGCAGGTAAAATAGTAGAAACACAAAATTTAAATTATATCAAATAACAATGGAAACAAATCAATTCGAATTAGTACAGCGTTCAATTACAGAAATACTTTCAGAAAGCATTTCGGAAACGCATCAAGCAATTTATTCATTTAACTATGAAAATGGTCAGCAACCAAAAGCAATCAGTTTCTATGTATCTGCTAAAGCAGAACCAAATGATAAGTTGATAACAGGAAGTTATTTTGCTGAGATTGGTCAATTAGATTTCAAAATTTCGAAACCAATTCCAAATTTAGGCGCAACTATCGATCATGTTACAGCTTCTTGTAAAACTATTGTAGATGGTTTTGAAGTAGAATAATTTATCGAATAAAATTCGGTAGAGTGTCCCGTTATTCTAAAAAGCTTTAACGCTGCACTATAAAAGAAAAGGAGGTAAAAGTATCCTCCGACATTTAAAAAAAACTCTCACATTCATTTTAAACTGACGCATCAAAGGTCGTCGGAGGACATAAGTCTTCTGATCCTTTGATGCGTTTATATTTTGATGAATGTGAGAGATGCAAATATATTAATAATTAGAGTAAAAAATGAAAAATTACACACAAAGTCCATTGCCTTTTCAAGGGCAAAAGAGAAAATTTTTAAGCCATATAAAGGAAGTTTTAGTAAATAGTTCAGATAATGCAACTTATGTTGATTTATTTGGAGGTAGTGGTATTCTAAGTCATACTGTAAAACAACTAAAACCTAATGCAAAAGTTATATATAATGATTATGATGATTTCAGCAAACGATTAACAGCAGTTGCTCAAACGAATGTATTACTTGATAAAATTAGAGCAATTACAAACGGATTGCCTAAAGATAAATTAATACCTGAACCGTATAAATTGAAACTATTAGAATTGATTAAAGATGAAGAATGTAGATTGGGATATGTTGATTATATTACTTTATCCAGTTCATTATTATTTAGTGCAAAGTATGTTACTAATTACAATGATTTAGCAAAACAAACCTTTTATAACAATGTACGACAAAGTAATTATGTGACTGATGACTACTTGAATGGGGTAGAAATCGTTCATCAAGATTATAAAGATTTGTTTGATCACTATAAAGATTTGAAAGATGTAGTTTTCTTAGTTGATCCACCATATTTGAGTACTGATTGCTCAACTTACAATAGTAATAATTATTGGAAATTAAAGGATTATTTGAATGTTTTGGACGTATTAGTGAATACAAATTACTTATACTTTACGTCTAATAAAAGCCAAATCGTTGAACTTTGTCAATGGATGGAAGACAGAACCTCAATTGCTGAAGTAAATCCATTTAGTGGCTCTACAACGGTTTGTATCAACACAACGCTTAATCATTCTGCCAAGTATACCGATATGATGTTGTATAAGTTGAATTTATAACAAAACTTTTATTGTTTGGTGGTTAAAGTTTGATATATTGGGCGGAAATAATATAATATGGAATTGAAACTATATGATTTAAAATCATTCTGGGTATATGAATTAAAGGATTATTGGAATTTAAGTGAGCATCCATTATATATCAAATTTGAAAGTAAAACTATTAAACCTTACTTTAGAATAAATGAAGATGAATTTGAAGGGGCTACAGCTATATATAGTATTACTGGTTTTGTAAGATATTACGGACAATTTGATTGGTTAATGAAGTCAAAGAATAAAAAAGATTATGTAATTGATTATACTCAATCTATGATTAATATACCATGGACTCATTTAAAATAATATTAAAAGCCGTTTAAATGTATTTTAAACGGCTTTTGTATTTGTGGAAAGTTTTGTGATTTTATTATACATTTCGTTTTGAAATTCTGTACATTTCGTTTTGCGGATTATACTCTGCACTCAAGACTTCTTTTTCAAACAAATCTGATATTTCGGAAAAATTGATTTTAGGAATGGCGAGTATATCTTCATCAATTTCACCAACCTGAAAATATCGTGAGATTTTTTCTATCCACTCATCGGGTAAAATACCCTGTGTTCCATCATCCAATCTGACAAACTTACTTTTATTGCGGATAGCACGATGTACCTGCTTCAATGTTGCCTTTTTTCGTCCGAACCGAACTTTTAATTTAGCATTGAACCAGTCAATACCACTGTTTACTTCGATACTTATTTTTGCTCTGTGCGGATTGAGTTTGTTATCTTTTATTTCATTAAACCCAAGAATGGTTATACCATCACTACGCCATATTTCAAAGGCATTTAGAAACCATTTGTCATCTAAGAACTTGTCTTTATGCAAATAGAAATATTCGTGTCCTTCAATCTGTTCTTTAAAATCGTCGTGTTGTTCCAATACCATTGAGGTAAGCCGTATTTCAGCTTCGTTATCACGTTCAATTTTAAATTGGTTTCCATTTTGGTCTGTATCAAAAACCTGCTTTCGGGAATAAACGGGAATTTCAATGTCTCCATACTTCATTATCGGCGTAATAGATATAAAATTTCCTTCCTGATGCAGATAAATAATGCGTTCTGTCTTGTATTCTTTCTCCGCCAATTGTGCAGGAGTTGCTGGACGTATATAACTGTAATTTATATGAACAAGCTGTTCTAATGGTGCAAGTATGGATTGTAGAAATTCATTATATTTTGTGCCATGTATCAATAGAACTTCATTTTTTTCCTTAAAGAATTTAATGATCCGTAACATGTCGGGATTGTCTATCAAGTGGAATGCTTGATGATGATAAACAAAATATTCATTTCTGATAACAACATTCTTAAACGAAAGCCTAATATCATTAAAAACCAGTTCTCCAGTTATTTCAAAGAAAGGTTCCTTTTTAAAAACGGTAAGCTGTACCTCCGCTTTCAAAATTTCTAAACCAACAGGAAGCAACGATTTAGCAGAAATTGTTTCTGAAACATTTCTATCATGGTAATACACCTCCAACTCTAACGGATTTTTTACAATCAGCTTTAATGCTTCGAGGTCTGTGTCTATGCTATCTTCGTTGTATTTATTCTGAAAGCTAACAATAGCTGTATAGAATTTGATTTCTAATGGATTCTCAGCTTTCCAGATATGTTGCATTGGTTCAATATTGTTGACTGGATTTTTTATTTTACCTGATTGCGTAATATCTGCCTCCATCAACAGAAAGCTTAGCTGATTGTAGTAACGATGTCTACCAATGACCAATATTTGCCTTTTATCCGTGTCTTTTACGGCAAGTTTTTTAACAACCGATTTCCGCTGGGGAACGAGACTGTTTTTTAGTACCTGCTCATCAAATTGAAGTAGCTCTTTTACTTTTGGTTCAATATGTAACCTACTATCCGAATAACTCAAATGAAAGTAAGCATCTAAATTCGGTTCGCTTTCCAATCCATACCCCTTAGCAGATTGTAATAGAACTTTATGCCTAAAGGGATTATCAAAGAAAATACGAAAATTTCTTTGTTCAATCACACAATGTATAACTTCTGCCTGATGCTCACATAATTTTGGTGTATTATTGCCACAAGAACACGATGATATAAGTGAGTTTCCCAATTGGCTCACGGCGACTTTTGGAAACCCAACTACAGAAGCTGTTTTGGTAAACACTCCAGCATTGAGTTCGAGAGAGATTGGAAAGATACTTCCAAAATCTTTCTTGTCCATAAAATTTGCGTTTTGGGTATGCTTTAACAGATCGTACACCGAAAGTATACTGATATTTGTATCGGATAATATATACTCTTTTGGTAACGCCATAAGTAACTTACAAATATTGATAAATAATTGAACAAAGTTCCTAAAAAAAATAGAGAGAGAAGTAAAGAAATAGGGGGATTAATAGGATAAATCACGGAATACTTCTTTACCATTGCCCTGTAAGGGCTATGGTAAAGAAGCTACACTGACCAGATATTCGGTGATAAGAAATTGAGATTTCTCTGCGAATTGTTGAAATTCTTCTATAAAAGCTTTTATTTTGCCATCCTTTTCTACTGTTTGGTACATAGATTCGAGGCTGACAATATCTATAATTTCGATATAATCATAAGGAGATTCTAAGGTTTCATTTCCCAAGACACCAATAGTGCGTAACACTTTAAAACTTTTGTGAGAAGATAGCGTAATGTTATATTTCGCCACTTTTTCTTCAAACGCTTCAAACGCTGAACGATCTATATCTTTTTTAAGTTTGACAAAAACCAAAATAACTTTTTCCAT